TGATTTTGAAATACTCAAAAGAGAACAAAAGTCAGAATGTGAATTTCCGACAGCAAAGAAGAAAGTCAGTAGTGATATGGACTATGACGTTGTAGAAAACGTCTATCCTAGATATGTTTCTGAAGAAAGGAACAAAAAGGATCCAGATCAGGTTTTCAATAGTTTAAAGCGCAATGAGCGTTTTCTAAAGATTACTTATGCTGGCCAAACTTTCTCTGCTAGAGGAGTTGGCATTAAAGGAGACATTATGCTTATGAATAAGCATTGTGTTCCAGGTGATGGCACTAAGATTGTTTCATCTTGCAAAATTGATTATGCAAGTAATGTTAAAACAGCAGTGTTAAACCATAGTGATTTAATTACAATTGGCGAAGACGCAGTTTTATTGCGTTTTCCAGGAGAACTTTTTAAAGACATAACTTTTTCTTTAACAGATTTCTTACCATCCCATATATCAATGGAAGGTAGATTTGCTGGTGAAAAAAGAAGAGTTTTGTTTCATAGTCGTCCTGCAGCCATTAAAAATTACTATAAAGATTTTGTCCTAAAGCAAGCTCTCAAATATGAATTTGCAGAACACGCTAATGGAGACTGTGGACGCCCACTTATGATCGTTGTTAATAAACAATGCTTCTTTGTAGGTATTCATAGTGCTGGATCAGATACAGGTCCTGAAAGTTACGCTACTTTAATTAATAAAAGTAATGTAGAACGTGGCTTAAAGGATTTTGAAAAAGATTTCATTTCTGGAATTAACTCAGAAGGAAGTCTTAGACTCCCAAAAGGAGCTAAAATCAATCCAGTAACAGACAGGAGTCCCATATTATTTGAGGAAACTCCAGGTCTTGGTGTAATTGGATCTATATCTAATTATTCCATGATTTCGCCAAAGAGCAGACTTCTTAAAAGTCCGCTTGTCGACGATATCGAAGATTTAGTAGGTGAATCAGCCTACAGAGAGGATGGTAAATTAAAATATTTGCCACCTATGATGAGATCCAAAATGCGTAATGGCAATTATATTGCTCCTTACAATAATTGGATTAAAAAGGTAGGAGTTCAAAAGAAAGAACTTCCTTCCCATCTCATGAAAGCAACTAGTGTGTCTTTAACATGCTATTTGCTTGCTCAGCTATCAGAGGTTGGAGTCAAAAGACTCAAACCGTTTACGTTAGCCGTAGCACAAAATGGTTATCCTGAAAATTTTTACATCAGGGCCATTAAAAACAGCACATCTGGTGGCTTTTTGCTACCAGGCAAGAAGAGTAACTACAATACCAAAGTAGAACTCGATTTTAAAAAAGATGCTGTTATGCCTGACTATGAAGTCAAGGAACAAGTCTTAGAAATTCTTCAATCTTATGAAAATGGAGAACTTTCTCATGACATTGTAGGTGCTCAACTTAAGGATGAGCCCCGTACATATGATAAAGCAATGTCTGGTAAAACCAGAGTTTTTGCTATGTCAAGTTATCCTATGACATTAGTCAATAGGCAATATCTAATGCCATTTTATGCTCTCATGTGTGAACATAGAGACATATTTGGCACAAAAGTAGGAATCAACATGCACAGCAATGAAGCTAGTGAAATGTATGCTTCCCTTGTTAATTTCTCTCCTAATATTATGGAGGGAGATTACGGTGGATACGACACCAGTATGCCAATAGGCGTTGGTCTTATGGCTAATAGTGTCGTTGAAAATTGTTTGAAGAACCTCGGTTATAACGAATATTCTATGAAAATCGTTAGAGGTATTCTTTCAGACAATCTTTTCCCAACATTATCAATGGAGGGAAATTTGGTAGTTGCCGCTGGTTTTCAACCATCAGGCAAGTATGCTACTGCAGAAGATAATTCACTTCGTGGATTAATTCTTTTGTATTTTGCATATATTACCATGTGTACTAGTCTGGGTCAAGAACATAGTCATAATGTTACCACTGAGTTCAACGCTGGAGATTTTTTTAAACATCTCAAGCCAGTGACTTATGGTGACGACATGCTTTGCTCTGTAAAGCCAGAATTATCAGAATACTTTAACAACATTACTTATAGTAAATTTGTTGAAGAAGTATATGGTATGGAATTTACCACAGCTGACAAAACAGCACATACTGCTAAGTTTATAGTTCCAGAGAAAATGTCTTTTCTCAAAAGAACTTTTAGACATAGCAACTTACTTAAGCGCAGAGTGGCGTTATTAGATAAGGATTCACTCGTTAAGAGTTTAACTTATATATTGCCATCGCGTGAAGTAAGCATAGAAGTGCAAATTATAGAAACTTGCCAATCCGTATTGCGAGAGTACTTCTTTTACTGTGAAACAGTAGAAGAGTATGATCATAAACGGACGCAGTTTATCAACATTTTGTTAAATCATGTTGAATTATCTTCAGAAGATTTAGAT